CCGCGAAAAATTTACTTTCCTAAACTCTCCGGATTGCCCCGACATTCTGAAAATACTTGTTTCCGACATGTTCACCGCATACGGGAGATATAAGGAAGCTTTCGCCCGCCTGGAAGCTACTCCGGATGATGTCAGTTCACTTTCTACAGCACAGGAAGCGCAGGCGGTTGTGGAAAACTTCATCGCTAACCGCGAGATATGGGACGAACTGGAATATTACCGGGAGAACGGAAAGATTCTGGGTAAATGTGAGAAGGTAAAAAGTTTGTCCGTCCGTAAGGGCGTCGAGAACCTTTCGGATATCGACATACAAAAGGCACTGAATAACGCCCGCGCCAACCTTTCAAAGAACAAGGCGAAACTGGAACAGGCCGGGGATGATGAGAAGAAGAAAACGAGTGCCCTTGCATTGATCCAAAAGTGGGAAACTACACAGAAGGCCATAGAGGAAGAAATCGAGGCGCGAAAAAAAAAGTAGTCGAACTTATTGCCAGTCTGACAGGGAAACGGCAACGGATCACAAAGAACCTGGGCCGTTTCTCTCACCCTTGCGACCGCTCGGAGCTGGGGCACCAGCTCAAAACATTAACCCTCCGGATAGAAAAAGAAGAAAGCCGGCTTAAACAACTTTCCAATGATAACAAACCAAATTTATAACGAGGATTGCCTGGAGGCGTTGAAACGTGTTCCGGACAATTCTGTAGATTGTATAATAACCGATCCGCCTTATTTCCTGGGAATGACACATAACGGGCAGAAAGGCAGTTTTAAAGATTTGTCTATCTGTAAACCCTTTTACCGGGATTTGTTTCAGGAGTTTAACCGGGTGAAGAAACCCGGTGCTTGCGTGTATTTTTTTACGGACTGGCGCGGATATGCTTTTTATTATCCGTTGTTTGACTTGTATTTAGGCGCGTCAAACATGCTCGTTTGGAATAAACAGTCGGGGCCGGGTAATCATTACGCCTTTATACATGAACTTATTTTGTTTCATTGTGGAAAGGGTGTTTCTATTGGTGCCACAAACATAATAGATAATATCCGTTCTTTTGCGTCCGGTGCTAAACTGGTAGAAGGTGAAAAGGTTCATCCCACGCAAAAACCGGTGGCGTTGATCCGTAAACTGATTGAAGACAGTACAAAGCCGGGCGATTTGATCCTGGACACTTTCGGCGGTTCCGGTACTACGGCCGTGGCATCCATTGAAAGCGGCCGGAACTTTGTTTTAATGGAACAGGACGAAATTTATTATTTCACGGCACAGAAACGAATAAAAGATGCGTATGAACGATTTAACGGTGGTAGATAGTATTTACCTGGATGCGCAGCAAAAAGAGGATGTACGGCGTTTGTCTTCTTTAGGGTATTCTTCGAAAGACATAGCCGTTTCCCTGGGGCTTTCTCCGGAAGATGTCGGGCTTTTTGTCCGGGATGCGGAAACGGTGGGAACTTCTGTTAACTTTCTGATCCGGGAAGGGATTCTCGTAGCACGTGCCGCCCCTGAAATAAAACTCCATGAAGCGGCGGAAGGTGGAAACGTGGAAGCTATAAAACAGCTGGAGGCCGTACGGAAAAGACATACTTTTGAACGTTTAATCGAACAAATGGATGACGACGAATTTAATTAAGCCCTCACGAATAGACTTTGACAAGGTGGATATCAACCAGATTCAAAGGATTCTTTCTACCGGTACGCTGGAAGCACTCGCGCCCGATGAAAGGGAATATTACAGCCTTATGGAAATGGTACGGGGCCTTCGTGCCCGTATGCGTATAAATGGCAAGTTGGTGACAAAGGCCGGTATCATCCGCCTTTTAAAGTCGGAGCCTTACGGCCTTTCGGACTGGATGGCCCGCCAGGTGTACGCCGACAGTCTCAATTTCTTTTATACACAGGATAACGTACGCCCGCAGGCTTTCGCCAACCTGTATGCGGAAAAGGCCGAAAATTGGGCGAATACCGTCTTTCTTATGGGTAATGTAAAGGAGGCTAAGAACCTTCTGAAACTGGCGGCGGAACTTCGCGGATGTTATAAGGACCAACAGACCGAAATACCGGAGGAACTGCTTTCACAGAAAAGCACGGTTATTTATACTACCAGCCGTAAGGATCTGGGTGTTCCTGAAATCGACCGTAAGGAATTGGAAGAGTTTATCGACGCGATACCGGAAATTCCTGTTATTGTACGTGATAATATAAAAGAGGATGCGCGTATTAAAGCTTTTGATCTGAAAAAACGTATGTTGTATGATATCAAAGAGTTCGGGGAAGATAACGAAGGTGAGTAACGCCGATGATGTAGAAATAAAATACGGTCATATAATCCAGGTTCTGACGGACTGGATCGATACTACTATCCTTGTATCTATTGACGGCCGCGGTATGGCTAAATCTACCGTTATACAAGCCAGGCGTTCCGCCCGGTGTGTGGAAGAAATGCCCGGCGGTGCGTTCGCTTTTGTTGCCAATACCTACAGTAACCTGGAAGATAATATAATGCCGGCCGTACAGAAGGGCTGGCAACTTATGGGCCTGATCGAAGGGGTACACTATGTAAAAGATACCCGCCCGCCTGAATCCTGGCGGCGTAAATGTTCGGTTATCGTAGATGATTACAAGCATGTTTATAGCTTCTGGAACGGATGTGTTATTTTCATGGGATCACTGGATAACCCTTCATTGCTTGCCGGAAAGTCTGTAATACATCTGTTTTATGATGAAGCGAAGTACGATAAGGAAATGAAAGTAAACCGCGCTATGCCTATTCTTCGCGGTGATGCGATCACTTACGGACATTCCCATTTGTTCCTGGGAATAACCATTACTACCGATATGCCGGATATCGACGAAAACGAGTACGACTGGTTTTTCCGGTATGTCAAGCAAATGGACCCGGAACGGATCATTAAAATAGTGCAGGCGGCAAGTGTACGTAATGACTTGATAATTTCCCTTTTACGGGAACAAAGAAAGAACAGGCCTTCCCCCTTGAAACTGAAACGTTTGAAGCGGGATATTGAATATTACGATCGGGCTTTGTTGAAGTTGAGAAAAGGGCAGACGTTCTTTCTTAACGCTTCTTCATTCGCTAATGTTGAGATACTTACGATTGATTATTTAAAGCGGTTGTATAATGGTACGCTGGAGCTTCACGAATTTAAAAAGTCGGTGGTGGGTATGCGTCCCGGTCTTCGCAGGGATTTACGTTTCTATGTGTTGTTTGGTGAAGGACATAAGTATTATAACGGTACCATGTCCGGGGAAGCTGCTTACAGCTCGCGGGAGCTCCGGTACCTGCACCATGATAAAGCGATTGAAGGCGGTATGGACTTCGGTAATATGCTTTCTTTGGTGATCGGTCAGCCGGACGGTGCTTATTACCGGGTACATAAGAACTTTTTTGAGATACCGCCGGGCTGGTTCCGGGAGATCGCCGACCAGTTCCTTTCTTTCTTCCAGAACCACGAATACAAAGAACTGGATTTGTACTATGACCGTGCAGGTAATAACTTTGAGAAACAGAAGGAGGATTACGCGGGTAAGATCAAAGACGCCATAGAAAAAGACGGCAGCGGGAACCGTACCGGCTGGATCGTAAACCTAAAGAGCCGTAAACAGGCAGTTATCCGGCAGGATGCGGAATACGACTTCATGCAGGAGATTATGGGCGGTACCAACAATAACCTGCCTATCCTGTTGGTTGATGCGGTGAACTGTAAAGAAATGGTTAGTTCCGTAGAAAAGGCAAAGGCTGAAATCAAATACCGGGGTAACTCTAAAGTAGTGTTCAAAGTGAAGAAGTCCGAAAAGCTGGCACCGAAAAAACTACCGATGTTATCCACCAATTTCTCCGACGCTTTCAAATACTTACTGATGCGCCCCGGCTGGATAGCTTTAGTACGAGGCAAGCGGACGCTGCAGGCCGACTCGTTTGTGGATCAATGGATAGAGAACAGGCATAAAAGGTAATTGCCTTGTAACGCTGGAAAATCGGTTTTCCGGCGTTTTTTGTGTTACCAGGTTACGGGTACCCCCTCCCAGAGGTCATATTTCACCTTTTAGGAGGAGGGCAACTGCTTTCCGACTTCTGAGCGGCTCGGTCTTCGGAAGGTGTCATTTTTTAAGTTTTTGAAATTTTCTCCGGTTTTTGACTGTTTTTCAGTCGTTTATCTGCATTTAGACCAAAATTTTACGCGAAAAAGTGAGTTTTTTATGCGTTTTTGCTTCATTTTTTGGGCGTTTTGGGGTGAATTACCGTGTATTTTTGGGCGGTTGCCTTCATTTTTTTTGGTGGATTCTTAGTATATTCGCTGGTAAAAAGTAATAAATATAAAATCTTAATACTTAAAATAACGAAGAAATGAAAACGGTAAAAGACATTAAAAGTAGGTGATGTGTTTTCTACGGAAAGAAACGGGGAAAAATTGTTATGTACAATTATAGAATGCCGTGGAAGTTTATTTCCTGATGTTTTGAATTTCATAGCTAGGCTAAATGATGATAAAGGTGTTATTTCATTGTGCGGATTGCCGGATAATGATTATTTGCATTTCGGCTGTAATTTGAAAGAAGCAAGCAGGCCTAAAAACGGATATGCTTTTATTGCTGAAAATTAATCGGTTGAGTGTTCGTATAATAAAGCCCTATCAGATTATTTTGGTAGGGCTTTTGTATAAATATATATTTTGAGTATTTTTGCAGCTGCCAAAATACTGCATACCGTCAGAACTTATGGGTGGTACAAACTAAGGTACACACTAATTTTAAGTTACTGATATGAGAAAATTATTTTTATTATGTGTCATGTTGATAACGTTTTCATCATGTAACACTAATCCGCCGGAAGATATAGGGGATTCTTTCGCTGTAGCTAAAGCTTACGTCAAGTTAAATTTAAATTATCCAGAAGAAGCAAACTTTAAATTATCAGGAGTTGAGCATGAATATCTTGGAAATAACGAATGTATTGTAAAAGGTACAGTTATTGCTAAAAATGCTTTTGGAGTGAAATCTAAGTTAAAGTATAGGGTGAAATTAAGGTACAAAGAAGGAAGAGGAATAGATCCTCGTAATTGGGATGTATTGGAATGCTCTGTTTACTAATCTAATTACGTATGAAAAAAATATTTTTAGTTATTGTATTGGCTGTATTGGCAACGACAGCTGCTGAAGCTCAACTTCAAAACACCGTATTTAAAGCTAAAGTCTTTATTAGCGATAAACAAACTTCCATTGGTGAACACGATACAGAAATATTTAGCTATCCTGTATCTGATAGAAAAATAGAAATAGACAGTATTCATGGATTGGCGAGAATAGAACTACCAACAGGAACTAAGTTACGTAGAGTTATAAAATTTGTTGAACACTCTTATGAATCTTTCGGTAAAGTATATAACGGGTATTATCAAACAAATGCAAATGAAAAGATATATATTCGTGAAAATGAAATAGGATTTCATGCTTTTTCGACACTTGGTATGTTTTTTACTTTTCATTTAAAGGGAACGAAAGAAAGAAACGATGTGGAAGAGAAAGAAGAGGCAGAGAAAATGAATTACGGGAATATCTTAAATATGTATGGTTTTCATGATGCTACATGCTATAAATATAGAAAGATTGAAAAAGGAATAAATAAAATGACTGTTAAGTATATTCTTGAGGAAGAAAAACCTCTTTTTGAAGAAGTATTTATAAAGGGAGATTCTGTAATAGATATTTCGGTTTATAAAGAGTGTTTTATAAGATACTCGGATTTAAAGGTTAGTAATTATATAAAATTAAATATTAAGAAATAAGAGAATAATCATTTATGTAACGCTCGCCAATTTCGGTGGGCGTTTTTGTTACAAAGTAACGAATCGTATTGTCGAGAAATTTTCTTTTTCTGATAAACTTTTATTAACGTTTTTTTTTTTTTGTTCAGATTTTAATGCCGACATTTGCCCATGCCAAAAATACTACTGTTATGCAGTCCGGTGAGTCTCGGTTATTGGCTCGAATAAACAACGGGCTTTTTTTATGCCCGACAAATGCTTGTTTAATATAAGGTGGTTGCCTTTCCCTAAACTATATAACCCGATCTTCGGACGGTTTGCGGTAGTGTTTTTGGCGAAACAGGGAAATGGCTTCCGCCTTTTTCTTTTTTTAATAGACCAAAAACACTATCGTTATGAAAAAAGAATTTCAAACCGGTACAAGCTATGTACCTTCGTTTCGTACTGGTAGTACGGACGTAAACACAATCCAACATCGTTATTTCCAGGAACCGAAACAGGAATGTACTGTTTGTTCAACTTCTGGGGCTTATTACTTATCTGCTATCGCTTGTTTCTGTCTTACTTTTATCTATCCACCGGCTGTCATTGGTGCAGTTATATGTGTGTGTCGTGCCAAGAAAGCGAGGAAAGGAGGTCGAAAATGACATCTTATTTTATAGAGCTTAACGAATATAAGCCACAGAATCGAAAATGTGCTGAAATGGCAGAGTTTGCAAACCAGTTTGGTAATACGCTTTGCCCTGATAAAATTTCCTTCGATGCTTTTAAAACTGAACTGGAAGCAAAGGTAAAGGAGCTGAACGAGAAATACCCTAAAACAATGCCGCTGAAGATATCTTCCGGTAGCGGGTTTATTCATATAGACCAGGACACTAAAACACATAATAACGGCTGTGACAAGCCGGTAGCCTATTTTTTTATTTACCGGGTTAAAAGAATATATAGGTTTTCAGAGCGTCCCCAGATAGAAAAGAAAGGAGGTTCCGAATGATATATACTGAATATCAGCAAGTGTTACTTACCCAATTACAAAACAATGATAAAAGAATTGAGGAAATAAAGAAGGAACAGGAAGAAATACAGGGGATGTTTCTACAAGAAAGTAAATTTAAACCGGGTGATCTGGTACAGGTTGATTATAAAATAAGTAATGCTACTTTTAAAGTTCGTGGCTGGATTTTCCGGATTACATTCTGGAGGAATCGCCCCTATTATCACCTGAATTTACCCAAGAAAGACGGTTCCCGCGGATTAAGGGTTAAAAGTATATGCGACGGGGTACTGGAAAGTATAACAAGTATTTCACATATTAAATTAGAAGACTTAAAAGGAGGTGCCAAATGAATACAAATAATCCTGATATCCTATTTTTCGTTAGACGTGAATACGGTGCGCCTTCCATTGAACTAAGGGCTTATAAGGTGGAGAAGATTAACAATGAGTTTGCTTTCCTCGAACTGGAACGTTTGCGGTTGGTTGTTTTCTCCGGTGATTTTCAGTCTGTATCACTTCATCACGAGTACGGTAAAAACAACTGTATGTATAATAGTGCTAATAATATACCGGATTTGATGAAAGACATGAAGAGGTGGCAGTTATCGCCCATTGACAGACGTAATTATGAACGCTTTAGAAAAGTCGCCCTCGGGATATACCGGCAGGCCGGAATAATTGATTTCACTACCTTAGAGACTACACCGATTAAGAACGTTTAAAGAAAGATTTGTTATGAAAGACATAGAAGTAAACGGCGCACATATCACAGATGAAAGTGCCGAAATATTGAAACAGTGGCAAATTAAGACAGAACCGGTTTCCGCTTGTTACATACGGGTAATAGAGGAAACGATCGACGATTTGACCGATGAAGAGAGCGAACCTCTTTCTCCGGAAAAAATTGTAGGGCGAATCAGGACTTTACGTATGATGAAAAAAGACATCGAAAAGTTGTCTAATCCTTAATATTAATAATTTAGCATATCGGCTGAAAAGGCAGCCGTTGGGTTTAAGTCCCAGGTTAGGGTTTGTTTGTGCCGGGGTGGTTCCCGGCACTTTTTTTATGTCCTTTTCGTCCGTCTCCGTTCTTCCCACCTTTGCAGTAACCAATGATTCAAATTATGAAAATAGGAACGGACAAATGGAAGCATTTCGGGATTAATTACGCTATATGTGCCCTGTTGGGTAATTATGGTGTTCCCTTTGCCCTGGGTGCTTCATTGGGTAAGGAATACGGGGATAAAATGTCACCCGGTAATAAATGGGACTGGAAGGATATTCTGGCAGACCTGGCCGGGATCGTGGCGGGTTATTTGACGCATGTATGTATAGTTTGGACCATAATGTAGAATTTTCAACTTTATCAATATGACGGAAACGATAATTACAGCGATTATTACGGCTCTTTGCACGGGTGGCCTGACCTGGTTATTTACTCTCCGATATACTCGTAAACAGGCGGAAGCTGATGCCATGAAGTCAGTACAAGAGGTTTACCAGGAACTAATAGAAGATATGAAGAATGACCGTAAGGAGCTAAAGAACGCATACCAGGAACAGAAAAAACGGTTTGACGAAGTGGATAACAAGTACAAGGAAGTCCTGCAGAAATGTAACGAAATGGAAAAGGCTATCAAGCAGAACGCTCGTGTAATGGACACTATGAAGCCGTTTCTTTGCGGCGTGAAGAATTGCCCGAACCGTAAATCTATCACTTTTGACACTAATAATAATTAACGACTTAATAAACATGAGACATGGAATCGTACACCTACTTATTTTTATTTGTTTTGCAGCTTGTTTTTACGGTTGTCGTTCTCCTCACTCTGTTACACGAAAAACGGTTACAGAAGCAACTGGAGAAGAAAAACAAACAACTACTGACGGAGCTATTGAACTTGCGCGAAGAGATTCAAGCAATGAGGAGCACGTACTTGACGTTTACCGGGAAGATAGTACGCATATCCGTATCGACTACGACAGCCTCGGAAGAATTAAAGAAATTGATTTCAGCAACCGAAAAACTGAAAAAAGAACTGGAAAGAATCAAAGCAGTTCCTTCCAGGATCATAAGGAAACTACCAGTCAAGCGGAAACAGTCGTTACCCGTAAATCCGACGTTAAGCAACAAAGCCAGGAAAAAGAAAAGGTTACAAACGGGTGTAGCTTATGGACGTTCCTAAAATTCATGTTTTTCTTTCTATCCTTTTGCCTGGTCCATGATAACTGGGGCGGGATTAAAAGTTTTATCCGCCGACTATGGAAAAAATAAACCTTTATGTAGCGGTAGAACAGATGAAGCGGATTACCATTTCCGGGGGAACCTTTTCTATCAAGTTCCGGAAATGGAACCGGCAGACACGGGACGGCGGTGACATGGTGATACTCACGGCCGCCCGTTTGAGGAAGAAGGCGACGGATGAAAGCATCGAAAATTCAAGCTATAAACTATTCCTGACGGACACCACAACGGGTCGGCCGCTGAATTGCTGGGAATGCCTGGTAATGGAGTTCAACGGGAAAAGAATAACGATTTAAGAGTATGGAAATAAGACGAAGTGGCAACTTTGGAATTATAGATACCGGCACTGACAAGGGTTTGATCTCCTTTTCTATCGGTGGCCGCGGTAAAGGTTGGGAACCTTCCAGCATCCAGTTAAACCGGCGGGGGGCTTTCTTTTCGCGTAAGATCAGCGTAAACGGTACTTTTATTGTTCCCATGGGGGATAATAACGACATGCCGGGCGATGTCATGCGTTTACTAGATAAATTCTACGCCGGTGAAGGTATTATGGGTAAAATAGCCGGTTTGCAGTGGGGAGAAGGTCCACGGCTGTATGAGGATGCAATCGACGAAGACAATAACCGTTTTTACCGGCGTTGGAAACTCGATCCGGAAATAACCGCCGACCTGGAGTCGTGGGATTACACGACGGTTCTTCACCGCTCACTTGTAGACTTAACGCACATGCAGGGCTTTTTTATAAAGTTTGTCCGGAACCGTGCGCCGCGTGTGGGCAATCCCGGGCGTTTGGTACGGCTGGAACATATTCCCTACCAGAAGGCCCGCCTGGTATATCCTCCCGACGGCGAGGATGAACCGCAGGAAGTACTTGTGGGCGACTTTCCTTATCCTGATCCGGCCTATACTTACCGTTACCCGGTCTTTGATCCGGCCCACCCGTTCAAATATCCGGTTTCCGTGAAGTATTATAATATCTATTCCTTTTGTAAGGACTTTATGAGTACGCCGCGTTTTCTGGGTGCGCTTGACTGGCTGGAGCTTGCCGGCGGTCTGGCCGCTATCCTGATCGCCTATAATGAAAACGCTTCGGCCATTTCCCTGCATATCGAATCGCCGCAGTCTTACTGGGACCGCGCGGAAGCACGTATAAAACAGGTTTGCGAGCGTACGGGCGAGAAATACACGGCCCAGATGCTGGAAGATTTCAAGGACGAAGCTATGGAGAAATTCGCCTCCAACATTACCGGAAGGCAGAACGCCGGAAAATACATGCACACGACCAAATTCTGGAATCCGGAAGCGAATAACTTTGAGGGCTGGACGGTGGAACCACTGGATAAGAAGATAAAGGATTATGTGGACGCCCAGATTAAGATATCCAATAAGGCGGACGCTGCCGCCACTTCCGGCTTCGGTCTTGATCCGGTACTTTCAAATCTGATTATAGAAAACAAACTTTCTTCCGGATCGGAGAAATTATACAGCCTGAAAGTGTATAACGCTTCTGAAACGGCTATTCCGGACATGATCCTTTGTAAGCCGTTACAGCAGTATATTAATGCCAATTTTCCGGGTACTACTACGAAAGTGGGGCTTTATCGTACCATAGTGGAAGCGGAACAGAACGTTTCACCCTCTAACCGTATGAAAGAAAATGCGTAGTCTGTTTTTTACACCGAAACCGGAAGATGTGCCGGAAGAACCGGTAAGCGACCGGCAACCGGAAGAGAACCGGGCCGATAACACCCCGGACAAGCATATAAAGGCCCGCCGGACGAAAAACGTTCATTTTGACCGGCGGATAAAATCGGAGCTGCACCTGGAAGAGTGTTTGCCCTGGCATTTTGAGAAAGGGGCGTCTTATCACTGTATCAGTCATGGGGACGTTGACAGCCTTACTTATCTTCGTGTGATCGTGAAGCAACAACCGGTGGAATATGTTCTGATTTCTACCTGGTGTATGGCAATTACCGATGTTAAGGAGGTGGAGAAATGGCTGGAGAGAAAAGACATAGGGCACGCGGATTTTTATGTAGGTGAAATCTTTCAAGGTTCCTACGCGGATGTTTATTTATACCTAAAGAAGGTGGCAGAACGTTTCGGATCACGTGTCTGCATCTTCCGTAATCATGCTAAAGTAATGGCCGGTTTTGGTAACGCTTTTGATTTTGTAATAGAAAGCTCGGCCAATGTGAACACCAATCCGCGCACGGAGCAGACCTGTATAACGATAGATACCGGGCTGGCCCGCTTTTATAAGGAGTTCTACGATGAAATAAACAATTTCACAAAGGATTTTGATAATTGGAAACCATATACATTAAAAAGAGACCGAGCAAATGACGAAGTTATTTAATAAAGGCGGTGACGGTGCCGGTGAAATAGTCCGTGTTCTGGGATTGATCGATAATGATCTTGATTTTACCAAGTGGGAACCTATCTTACCGCTGGGTATTCGGGATTTACAGGCTATCATCGGAACGGAACCCATAGACGCGGTAGATAAGTATTACCGTGAAGATCATGCGGACGGCACGGAACCGGACGGCATGGCGGAAACTTTGCGGCTGATGCAGCAGGCGGTGGCGATGTTTACCTGGTTAAAGGTCATTCCCACTTTGGACGCACAACACGGAACGGCCGGACGTGGCAAACACCTTGGAGAGAATGAAACGGGTATGACCGCCTTACAGGAGTTCAAGGATGAAGAGAATATCCGGAACCTGGCTTATGAAGCCGTAGACGCGTTAGTGGAGCTAATGGACCGCGAAAAGTTTGATTTCTGGATGAACGGCATTAAGAAAAAGGCTATAAACCGGCTTCTTATTCAGAATAAAGAAACGTTCGATGAATATTACAATATCGGAAGTCACCGGCTTTTTCTGGTGCTTATTCCTATGATTCGGGAAGTCCAGGACGGGCAGATAATACCTGTTATCACCCGGAACCGTTATAACAAACTGATTGAAGGCGATACCGTTTTAACAGAGAAATTGCTGGAGTATGTACGTCGCCCGCTTGCACTTCTCACCATAAAAAAGGCCGTTGAACGTTTACCGGTGGAAGTTCTGCCCACTGGAATCGTACAGGTACAACAGAGTACAACCGTACGGGATAAATTGCGGGCGGAAAAAGAGGCCCGGCAATCGGTTGCTAACAGTCTGGAGCAGGACGCGGCGGCTTACCTGGATGTATTGCAGGATATCATCAGGGAACTGGATGCGCAGTCGGAAACGGTGGATTACTATATACCGGGTGTTACCGTACAATCCAAAGGAATAACCTTTTAATGTCCGGACATGGAGAAGTTTACATATAATAATAAGACGGTGGAGGTTCCTTCCTGCCTGGATGAAGTCAGCAGTGAGCAGTACCGGCAGTTTCTTATATTGTCGGTACTGATGAACCGCGGTACGATCAGCCCCGGACAGTTCCGCGTAAAATGGCTTTCTTTTCTTCTGGGCATGAAAGCGGATTACACCATGTACCGGCGTGAGATCATCCGGGAGCTGGACGGCCAGTTGGAAAAGCTGGACGGCTTTTTCTCTTATACGACCGGTAAGGAGGGCGAGCGGATCGTTACGCCCATTCTGAAAACCGGGCGTAACCTGATGCAGGATTTCGGGGACTGGCATGGTGTCGGTGACATGTTGAACGGTCTTACTTTCGGTAACTTTTGTGATTGCCTGGATTTGTTGCAGCAAAGCAAACAGGCGGTGGCGGAAAAGGACGATCCGGCTATAAATGAAATCTTCCAGGATATCACGTTAAAGCTTTACCGGTACAAGGACCTGGAGAAGACGCCGGCCGTTCCTTCCTTGCTTGCCATTCATGCGGTAAATCTCTTTTCCGCCGTTTGGGAAATGGTTCTTTCCGGACCGGTTTATATTGGTGGTGAAGCTATCGACTTCCGGATATTGTTTCAGAAGCTGGCATCCGAGGACCGGAAGGCGGACGATAAAACCGGCTGGACCGGAATAGTCTTTGAAGTGGCGGCTTCCGGTGTGTTCGGTAATAAGAAGGAGGTGGACGATACGCCCTTCTGGGACGTATTGCTTTATCTGTATAAATGTAAGTTTGAGTATTTGCACCAAAAACGTAACAAAAAATGAGAACGACAACAGGAACAAAAAACAAGATCAAGAAATTCGAGGGGTTACGCCTGAAAGCGTATGTATGTGCCGCGGGAGTATGTACGATCGGTTACGGTCATACGACCGGTGTAAAACCGGGTGATGTTATAACCGAGGCCCAGGCCGACACTTTCTTTGAATCGGATATCAGGACGGTAGAAAACCAGGTGAACGCGCTTCCCCTTCATTTGGGACAGTACCAGTTTGACGCGGTAGTAAGCTTTTGCTTCAATGTCGGTATCGGAAAATTCAAGAAATCAACGCTTTATAAGAAAATCAGAGCGGATGCGTATGATTCATCCATACCGGCAGAGTTTAAAAAGTGGATATACGGGGGCGGTAAGATTCTTCCGGGGCTTGTTACCCGCCGTGAATGGGAAGCGAAACGTTATCAGGGATTGACGATATGATAAATATAAAGGTTTACCGTGAATACTGGGAAGGCGTGCAAAAACGTATTCCTGAAATAAAGAAGGTGCTGCCCGTTACCATTGACGAGGAAATGAGTAAGACGATACAAGGACTATCTAAAGGAGAATGTCCGGTGCTCTTTATTCTGATCCCGTCGGGAACGGGTGCCAGCCTTTCGGCTGATAATGTGAGGGAAAACAATTTATGTGTTATTTTCCTTATGAGCAAGTACGATCCCCAACGTAAAGGAGCTTATGAGACTATCGAAGAGGTGCAGCCGGTTATGGAGCGTATCAAACAAATGCTGATAGAAGATTCTGCCACCGGTTGCCCTGTTACTAAGGAACTGGATTTAACCAGTCTTTCCACTCTTCCGGAATCCGGCTTTTACCGGACGTTTGCAGGGTGGAGCCTGGCTTTTTCATTTAAAACAAGATGATAATGGATGCTTCTGCGTGGTTTTGGTTAGCTGTCATAGCAGGTATTATTACAATAGGTGTAAATGATGCGCTATGCACCTATTGGAAATATAAATATACCTCAAACAAGAAAAATGAAACTGTTAAGAACGAATCCGGGAAAAGGCACATTATTTCCGGATTTTCAAAAAATGAATAACTGAATGGCCGAGAATTTTAAAACGGATTTCTTTACCGATCGGATCGGGCGTGGAATACAGGACATATTTCAGGCCCAACTGGATATCGCTACCAAGCGGATTTACCAGAAAGGCCGTGAACGTAAGAAAGTACAAGGAACCGGGGAAATCATACAAGGGCGATCCGGTGCATTAATGGCCGCACTACAGAATCCGAATTATTCGGTCATTCCGGACGGCGAAGGGGTAATCGCTCGTTCTAACCTTCCATTATATACCCGCTTCCTGGATATGAAGGAACACGGTAATTACCAGATTTATAACCGGCAGATATACGGGATTCTGTATCATGATACACTTGGAAAGGTTAAATATGAATATCAGGATTATATAAGGGAAAGGGTAAAAGAAATGTTTGCCAGTTCGCTAAAATAGGTAATAAAATTAATACCTAAATATTTGCAGGTAATGATTTTATTACCTATCTTTGTATCAGTAACCAATAAAACAAAGTTTATGCCTGAAATTTGTAGATTCTTCGGTATTATTATATTCCTCTATTGGAAAGATCATAATCCGCCGCATATTCATTTTACTTATGCTGATTATGAATGTTCTATTAGCGTATTGGACCGGATTGTGGACGGTCAGGCTCCAGCTAAAGTTATCGCAAAGGTTAATGAATGGATTAATTTGCATGAAGCAGAAATACTTTCTCTCTGGGAGAAGGCCCAAAAAGGGGAAAAAATAGATAAAATAGAACCTTTAAAATAAACAGCTTATGTTACGAGTTATAGATGTGGATTATATTAGGAATTACGAGCTTCTTGTTACTTTCAGTGACGGGAATAAAAAGATCGTGAATTTGGAACCTTATCTTACAGGTGAGGTTTTCGGGGAATTATTGGATAAGGAAAAATTTGTTCAATATGGTTTAACCCGTGCCACTATTGAATGGGCCAACGGTGCAGACCTTGCACCGGAGTTTTTATACGAAATTGGTATAGCTGCATAATTTTGGACCTTATGGATGATTGTTTGGCTATTCAAGATAAGAAGGAAGAAACTTTCTTATATCGGATTTTTATTTCTCACCCGGAATTAAATGCTTCTGCGGTGGCTCGACGTATGGGAATAAGTCAAAGCCTTATGTCTCAATACATAAGTGGAATAAAAAAGCCCTCACAAGAAAGGGAGGCCCTAATAGTAAATACTATTAAAGATATCGGTAAGGAACTAATGATGATTGTATGACATACGAAGATATTTTATTTCTGATCGGCTTTTTCCTGGTAATAGCTTTTTTCGTTGGATGTAAGCATAAACCGACTACTTTATTCGGGTGGCTTGCTTTTGCCTTTCTTTCCTTTATCGTGACGCCTCTTATATCAGTACCTTTAACCTGGTACGTTTGCCGGATGCTCGATCGGGTAACAATTAAGGATAAAGGATATTTTGATCCTTCGGATTTTACATTTAAGAGATAAAGTACTTTCTTCTTAGTATAATAAGCCTGTAGAATGGTTCTACGGGCTTTTTTTATGTCCTTTTCCGCCACTTTATACCAGGATAATTTTGCCTTATAAAATTTACTCTTATGGCAAAATTAAAACCTGACTATATCGAATGGGTGTTAACCCTGAACGCCTCCGATGCGCAAAAGGAAATACATAATCTTTCAGAAAAGAACAAGGAGCTCCGGGATAGCAATAAGGAGATAAAAAAATCTATGACCGAACTTATCGCCACCGGGAAAGCTGGCGGTAAACAATGGAAAAGGCTTGATAATCAACTGAAAGAAAATAATAAGACGATCGGCGAGAATAACAAGAAGATTGCCGAATGTGAGAAACGGCTGGATAAAACCACCATGAGTGCCAACCAGCTGGCAAGGAAGGCAAACGCCTTGCGGAAAGAGCTTCGCGATACGGTGAAATCCTTGCAACCGGAAAAGTATGCCACCCTGGAGAAGGAACTGAAAGAAGTTGAAAAAGCGTACGGGCAGGCCACGAAAAAGGCGGAAGGTTTCGGCGGTTCCCTTCTTTCCCTGAATAAGATAAAAACGGTTCTGGCCGGTGTATTTGTCACTATCGGCGCAATGATAACCGGGCAGATTGTCGGGGGGCTAAGGGATGCGATCAGTACTATTATAGAGTTTGAGAAGAAAAATAGTACTTTGGCGGCTATCCTTGGAACCACGAAAAAGAGTATCAAAGATTTAACGGATGAAGCACGCCGGCTGGGTGCCACTACTTCTTATACGGCTGCACAGGTAACGGAACTTCAGATAGAGCTTGCCAAGCTGGGATTTTTCAAAGAGGATATTAAAGCGATGACGCCTTCCGTGCTGAAATTCGCTAAGGCGGTGGACACGGATCTTGCCTCGGCTGCTACGCTTGCCGGTGCAACATTGCGTATTTTCAACCTTGATGCGGAAGATACGGAACGGGCTGTTTCTACTATGACTATGGGATGTAACGCATCCGCTTTAAGCTTCGAGTACTTAAATACGGCAATGTCTATTGTTGGGCCGGTTGCTAATTCTTTCGGATTCACGATCGAGGAAACGACCGCCCTTTTGGGGGCTTTGGCAAACAGCGGTTTCGACGCTTCATCGGCAGCGACGGCAACACGTAATATTTTGCTTAACTTGGCTGACGGTAGCGGTAAACTTGCACTTGCCCTTGGTGGTCCTGTAGATAACTTAGAAGACCTTGTAAAGGGGCTGAAAAAGCTGAACAGTGAAGGAATAGACCTTAATAAGGCACTGGATTTAACGGATAAACGTTCGGTTGCCGCATTTAATACCTTTTTAAATGGTACTGATACCGTTTTAAATCTCCGTGATGCAGTAACAGGAGCCGAAGAGGGATTTAATGCCATGGCGGAAGAAATGGGTGATAATGTACAAGGTTCCCTCAATACATTAAGTTCAACTATCGAAGGGGTAGTTTTACGTTTCTATGAATCAAAGGGTATTCTTCGGGATTTAATAGACCTTGTTACGCTTATGGTGGAAGGTGTGGGAGGTATGATTGACATGTTTAATAAATGGGGTGTTGTCACTTATACCGTTACCGCCTATTTGGTTTCTTATTATGGAGGACTGAAAATCGCTACCATGTGGCACGCCCGTTTTAAAACGGCGACCCTTGCTTCGGTCGTTGCAGAGAAAGCGCACGCAGTACAGCTTTATATCAGCCGGGCGGCTACTCTGACTTATGCAGCAGCCCAGGCACTATTACACAAGAATACTACCAGATGTACCGCTGCCCTTCGGTTAATGAGGATCGAACTTTTGAAGAATCCATATACGGCCCTGCTCGCATTACTCGTGGCAGCCGGGGTGGCTATTTACCAGCTTGCAAAGAAGACGAAACAGGCTTCGGCAGCAATGAAGGCCCACCAGGAAGTTGTAAAGAAAGTGAATGAAGAGTATTCCAGCCAGGAGGCAAAAATAAAAACTCTTGTAGCTGCTATCAATGACGAAAATCTTTCCAACTACACCCGTAAGCAAAGGCTCGCTGAATTAAAAGAACTGATACCGGATTATAATGCGGAATTGAATGAAGAAGGCAGGCTCATTAATAACAATAAAGAGGCTATAGATCAATATTTGGTTTCCTTGGAAAAACAAATTAAGTTGAAGGCTTACCAGGAGGAACTGGAAGAATTGTACAGGAAAAAAAGGAACCTTGAAAGCCAGGAAGCAGAACAAAGCGACGCTTACTGGGACACTCGCCAGCAAAATACACTGTCAGGATATAACCGGAACAGCCTTACCGCTAAAATAAGCCGTTTATTTGGTACGGAAAAAGAGGCTAACCAGTTAAAAGCCCTACAGACAACACAGAAGGATTTGGCCGGTATAGAATCAGCTATCGCCCAGATCAATAATGATATATTAAAAACAGAGGCGACGGCCACTTCATTAACCGGGACCAATAAAGAAAATATAAATACTGAAACATCCCTCATAAAGAAACTGGAGGCGGAAAAGAAAAAGGTTCAGGAACAATGGACAGAAGACAGCGAAGCGAATATCGCCAAGAAGAACAAGGAAATAGAACGTATCGACACCGAAATAAAACGTTTGAATGAATTAGGTAAAGTCAAAAAGAAAGCGGAAGCCGGGGAGTATAAAAATACGGAAACGGACGCTACATTAAAACCTCTGGAGATCGAGCACGAAAAACGTATGCTTCTTATCAAACAGAACCGGGAGAAGGAAAATAAGACGGAAGCCCAGTACATTCTCGAAGGGACAGCGGAAAATCTTCGCTATTACCGGGAACGTATCAACGCACTCCAGAAGCTGGAAGCAAAGACCCCGGCCAAAAAGAAGAAGTTACTCGATGAAATCCATAAGCTCGAAACGGAAGCCCAGGCTGCTATTTTTACGGAAACTGGTAAGCAGGAAGACGCCCGTATAAAACAGGTACAGGAGAAACGGGACGAACGGATAAAGATTGAAACCGCCTATTACAATGTCCAGAAGGACACTATGGAAAAAGCGGTATTAAACCAGAGTATAACGCAGGAAGCAGCCGACGCCTATATGCTGGAAGTTGAACAGGCACATACGGCGGAACTTCTGGAGATAAACCGTACCTATCTGGATGATGTAAACGCCCTGGAGATCACCAGCAGACAAAAGCGTATAGATACCGTTACGGAAGCGGCCGACGCCGTACGTGAAACCGAGATGCAACTATTACGTGACCGAGCGGCCATTGCTCAAAAAGTACGTGAAATAACTTCCGTTCCGGTAGGAATAACCGGTATGCAGGAAATACACCGGAAGCAGGTTCAGGATGTAGAAACGACTTATAATGCTATAATTGAGATAGCGAGACAGGCGGGAATTTCTACCGTTGGTTTGGAGAAACAGAAACAGCAGGAAATTAGCCAGCTTGAATTTGAATACCAGAATAGTTTATACCAGATTCAATCCCAGATCGGTGTATCATGGGCGCAGGAATACCAGAATGAACTGGCCCTGTTAAAGAATCTGCACGATCAGGAATTAATAGACGAAAAGACATACCAGCGTAAAAAACTGCAAATGCAGATGAATAACGCTAAAAAATACTTTGACTATTATTCCGGCCTTTCCTCTTCCATGGTGGAAGCTATTCAGCAGGCCGAAATCGACCAGGTGGAAGCAAAATACGATGTTCTCATACAAGAAGCCGAAAACAACGGGGAAGATACTGCCGCTCTGGAAGAAGAGAAGGAAAATAAGAAACTGGAGATTCAAAAGAAGTATGCGGATGTAAACTTTGCTATCAAGTGTTCCCAGATCATAGCAGATACAGCCGTTTCGATTATGAAGGCGTACGCGGACTTAGGACCGATCACCGGAACCGTTGCTGCAGCAATGCTTGCGGCTACTGGTGTGGCCCAGCTTGCATCGGCCAAAGCAGAACGGGACAGAATTAAAAACATGTCCCTGAAAAACACTACCGGCAGCAAGACCGCCACGGCCGAACGTGTTGTTTCCGGTTCTTCCAGTGGTGGATATTCGGAAGGTGGTTACACCGGTCCGGGTGGACGCTATGAAGTGGCCGGCGTAGTTCATAAGGGGGAATATGTGGTACCACAGCCGGAAATGAATAATCCTAAAGTAATCGACGCTGTTAGCACTATCGAAGCGATCAGGCGGCAGCGTACCAATGCGAACCCGTTGCCACAGAATCCGGGTGAATATGCGGAAGGCGGTTACGTTACCTCTTCTGC